GTGATCGTCAATCTGTCGCTCACCGTACTCACCAACCCGAAGGAGTGAACGTGAGCCTCGAACCCACCCTCAAACACCTGAGCCAGCGCGAGTTGTCGGAGCGCTGGACCATCGCCGAGACCACGCTGGAGCGCTGGCGCTCGATGGGCATCGGCCCGGTCTACGTGAAGCTGCCCGGACGCGTGGTCTACCGCATCACCGATGTCGACGCCTACGAGCGCCGTTGCCTGCGTCGCAGCACCAGCGAGTCGGTCCTGGTCGGAGGTGCCGCATGAGCACGACGCCTCTGCACATTGCCGCCACTCGCCCGGCCGGCCACTTGTCCCGCAAGAGCGCCGAAGAGCTGTTTGTCCTCAAGCACGAAGCGGTGCGCGCACTGACGGCCGCCAAGAACGTTGTCGAACATCTGGATCGTGCGCTGGAGTTGAAGTACGCCGACCGCGCCCAGCTGTTGCGCCTCCAGGCCGGCAAGGACACCGGTGCGGTGACCTTCGAGGACGGCACCGTCAAGGTCACCGCCGATCTGCCCAAGCGCGTTGAGTGGGACCAGGAGCGCCTCGCCACCATCGCCCAGCAGATTGCCAAGGGCGGAGACGATCCGGCCGAGTTCATCGAGATCGCCTACCGGGTCTCGGAGACCAAGTTCAATGCGTGGGCCGATTCCCTGCGCAAAGCCTTCGAGCCGGCGCGCACGGTCAAGACCGGCAAGCCGAGCTTCAAGCTGGTGGTGCAGGCCGACGAACTTGGCCGCCGCGCGCAGGTGTCGGCATGAGCACCGTCGCCACGCTTCGCGCGGTTGCCACCACCCCTGGGTTGCCGATCATCACGGCCGATCAGCGGCTCGCCGAGCGCCGCGGGATCAAGGGCGTGCTCGCCGGCAAGTCGGGCCTGGGCAAGACCAGCCAGTTGTGGACGCTGGATCCGCACGCCACGCTGTTCTTCGACCTGGAGGCCGGCGATCTCGCCGTGGAAGGCTGGACGGGCGATGCGGTGCGGCCGCGCACCTGGTCGGAGTGCCGCGATTTTGGGGTGTTCATCGGCGGACCCAACCCGGCGCTGCGCGATGACCAGCCCTACAGTTCGGCCCACTTCGATGCCGTCTGCCAGCGCTTTGGCGACCCCGGCGCCATCGATCGCTACCAAACGATCTTCGTCGACTCGATCAGCGTCGCCGCGCGCCTGTGCCTGCAGTGGTGCAAGGGACAGCCGCAGGCGTACTCCGACCGCACCGGCAAGCCCGACGCGCGCGGCGCTTATGGCTTGCTCAGCAGCGAGATGATCCAGTGGCTGACGCACCTGCAGCACGCCCGCGGCAAGAACGTCTGGTTCTGCTGCCTGCTCGACGAGAAGCTCGACGAGTTCAACCGGCGCGTGTACTCGCTGCAGATCGAGGGCGCCAAGACCGGGCTGGAACTGCCGGGAATCCTCGATGAGGTGATCACGCTGGCCGAATTGAAGGCGGACGACGGGTCCAGCTACCGCGCCTTCATCTGCCAGACGCTGAACCCGTGGGGCTTTCCGGCCAAGGATCGCTCCGGTCGGCTGGACCTGATCGAGGAACCGAACCTCGCGCGGCTGATGGCCAAGATCGCCGGCCCGCGTCCCGGTGGCGCGCCGCGCCTGGACTTCACCGCCGGCCCGGTCACGCCGCCTGCCGCCCCTGCCAATCCCACGCCCGCCGAACCCCCGGCGGCGCAGCCCACCTTCGCCTGAGGACCCTGACCATGAGCTACTTTGATTTCAACAGCGCCGAGGACTCGGCGCAGAACCAGCCGCTGATCCCGAAAGGTGCGCTGGCCAAGGTGCGCCTGTTCATCCGCCCGGGCGGCCACAACGATCCGGCCAAGGGCTGGACCGGCGGCTACGCGCGGCGCAGCGCGGATACCGGCGCGGTGTATCTGGACTGCGAGTACACGGTACTCGACGGTCCCTATGCGCGGCGCAAGCTGTGGACGCTGATCGGGCTGCACTCGGAGAAGGGCGACGCCTGGATGAAAATGGGGCGCGCGTTCATCAAGGGCATCCTCAACTCCGCGCACGGACTGCGCGCCGAGGACGACAGTCCAGCCGCGCAGGCCAAGCGTCGCATCGAGAGCTTTGCGGATCTCGACGGTCTGGAATTCGTCGCCAAGATCGACGTCGAGCGCGACGATCGCCAGGGCGAGAAGAACGTCGTCAAGGGCGCGGTGGGTCCGGAGCACAAGGACTACGCGGCCCTGATGCACGGTGGACACGGCGCCGCACCAGTGACCGGTGGCGGATCGGGCTCGCCGCTTCCCCCGCCTGTGGCGGCGCGCGCCGGCGTCCCGACGCGACCCGCCTGGGCGCAGTAACGGAGGCGCCCCGTGATCCTTCGTCCGCGCCAAGCGGTCCTGGTCGAGCGCTCCCTCGCAGCGCTCCGCCAGCACCAGAACACCCTCGCCGTCGCACCGACCGGCAGTGGCAAGACGGTCATGCTGTCGGCCGTCGTCGGTCGCGTTCTGGCCGAGCCGGATGCCAAGTCCTGCGTACTGGCGCACCGCGACGAACTGACGGCCCAGAACCAGGCCAAGTTCGCCCGCGTCAATCCCGGCATCTCGACCTCGGTCGTCGATGCTGACGCCAAGTCCTGGTCGGGCCGCACGACGTTCGCGATGGTGCCGACGCTGACGCGCGAGACCAACCTCGCGCAGATGCCCGTCCTCGACCTGATCGTGGTCGACGAGGCGCATCACGCGACCGCCGCGAGCTATCGCCGCATCCTCGACGCCGCGCAGTCCAAGAACAGCCGACTGCAGGTGTTCGGGGTGACCGCCACGCCCAACCGCGGCGACGGCGTGGGCTTGCGGGCGGTGTTCTCCAATGTCGCCGATCACATCCGCTTGGGTGAACTGATCGCATCGGGCCATCTGGTGCGCCCACGCACCTTTGTGGTCGATCTCGGGGTCCAGGGCGAACTCAGCCAGGTCCGCCGCAGCGCCAGTGACTTCGACATGTCGGCGGTCGAGGCCATCCTCAACACCGTGCCGATCACGCAGCAGGTGATCGCGCACTGGCGCGCTCAGGCCGACGGTCGCAAGACCCTCGTGTTCTGTTCCACCGTCGCCCATGCCGAAGATGTGGCGCGCGCGTTCAGTGCCGCCGGCATCGCGTCCGTGGTCATCCATGGCGAGTTGCCGGCCGCCGAGCGCAAAGCGCGACTGACCGCCTACGAGCGCGGCCCCATCCAGGTCGTCGTCAACGTCGCGGTGCTGACCGAAGGCTATGACTACACGCCGACCAGTTGCATCGTGCTGCTGCGTCCCAGTTCGCACAAGTCGACGCTGATCCAGATGGTCGGGCGCGGGCTGCGAACCGTGGACCCCGCCGAGCACCCGCACGTCGACAAGTCCGACTGCGTCGTCCTCGACTTCGGGACCGCCTCGCTGATGCACGGGCGGCTGGAAGAGGACACGCACCTCGATGGTCGGGAACCCGGTGCAGCGCCCACCAAGGAATGCCCGAACTGCGCAGGCTCGGTGCCGCTACGGGTAACCGAGTGCCCGCTGTGTGGTTACGAGTGGGAGCAGAGTGAGCGTACGGATGGGCGCTTGCCGGTCGGCGCGTTTGCGATGACCGAGATCGATCTCTTGAGCGGCTCCAACTTCAGTTGGGTCGATCTGTTCGGTGCCGGCGACACGCTGGTTGCCGCAGGCTTTGAGTCCTGGGCCGGGGTGTTCGGGATCGACGGACGTTGGTACGCCCTCGGTGCGGCCAGCGGCGAACCGGTGCGCCTTCTCGCCCATGGCGATCGGTTGATTGGCCTGGCCAAGGCGGACGACTGGCTCAACGCCCACGAAGCGGCCGACGCCGCGCACAAGACCAAGCGCTGGCTTGGCGAGCCGCCGACCGACAAGCAACTGGTGCATCTGCCGCCGGCGGCGCGGCAGGACTTCGGTATGACGCGCTACCAAGCAAGCGCCCACCTGTGCTTTCGGTTCAATCGCAGCGCGATCCAGCGGTTGATCTGGCAGGCGCACACCGGTGATTTGCGGAGCGCCGCATGAATGCCCTCACCTTCGACCTCTATCCCCGCATCGAGTTCATCGCCGCCGCGCCTCAGTTGCGCGATCTGCAGCAGTCGGGTTTGTGGGCTGCTCTATCAGCCCACCAGCGACACCTGGCGGAGGTTGAACCGGACACCGATAGCGATGCGGTCAGCACGGTTCTGCTCGATGACCTGCTCAAGCGTCTACATCGCGCTGTGTCAGCAGTGGGAGGTACCCATGTTGGC